GTCAGCTGAGAGGCGCTTTTCTTGCCCGTTTCGGTGAGTGCCTCATGCTCTACGCGGGCGGCCGAGATATTCGGGATGACGCGCTGTAGCGAGTCGTACTCACCGCGCATCGCGCCGCTGATCATCTCGAGCACGTCGCCCGTCGGCAGGTTCTTGAATGAGCCGAGGTCGGCCGCCATCTGCACGACGCTCTTACTGTTCTTGGTCGCGGCATCCTGCGTGAAACCAATCTGACGGAACATGTCACCAAAGCCGGTGGCGGCCTCGATGGCGGCTTGCTTGCTCAGGCCCATCGCCGTGGCCGCGTTCTCGGCCCACTTGCTGATCGAGCCGGCCGACGAGCCGAAAATGGCCTGCGAGGCGGACACCGTTTCGTTGAGGTCGGACGCGGCGCCGATGCTGTCGCCGATGAAATCCTTAGCCACCTTGAAACCCTCGTAGGCGACGAAACCCCCGATGAACTTTTTGGCGAGCCCGGTGCCCGAATTCTGAGCCTTGGCCCCGCCCTTGTCCACGTCGGCCGCGACGTCGTTGACGACGGCCGAGCCGTCGCCATGCACCTCGACGTATGCATCGGCCAGCTTGAAACCCTTGCCTGCCACGAGCTCACCCGCCTCTCTGAATCTCTAGCTGCCCCGCGAAATCGGGGTCATTGGCCAACGCCTCGAGGTTATCGCTCGGCACGTGCCGCACCTCGTCCGACCTGCCGGCCGGTGAGCTCGAGCTCGGCCATGAGCGGCCCTCGCTTTCCTCCTCGAGTTGAGCGGCCTCGAGCACCGCGCGCATCACCCCGCGGTACGCCGGCAGGCGTAACACGAGGTCGATGAACCGCTGGGCAGGCATGGCGCGCACGTCCTCGATGCGATGAAACACGCTCATATCGCTCTCGATGTCCGGTAGGTACTGCCACGCCATATGCCATTGCCCTAGCGCCTTGCGCCGTCCTTTCGAGAGGTGCGAGCTTTTGGGAGTGCGATGGCCTGCACGCGCGTCATCACGCCCTCGAATTGCGAGCCCTTGAGCCCCACGACGCTGGCGAGCACCGAGACCGCATCCGGGCCAATCGTCTGCTCGAGGAGGTACGTGGCCGCCTCGCTGGCGTTCTCCTCACCAAGCTCGATGTACTTGAGGGCGAGGTCGGCGCGCTCCACTTTGGGCATGTCGTACTCGACGCCATCGATGGTGAAAATGACGATGCGCTCGGCGTTGTCCACGTCGGCGCGGTTCGCCGCGGTGTCGATGGCAACGGGGATGAACTTGTCGGCCGGCAGTGCCGGCTTGTCGTTGTGCTTGGTCTTGGCCACGGGGGGTCTCTTTCTCTTGCTCGGGTGATCGATGGGCCCGAGGCCGGCGCAAAGGGTGGAGCACCGGCCTCGGGGTCTTGCTACGCCTCGGCGATGCTGAACGGGGCGATGCTGGCGCTCACGAAGTGCGAGAAAAACTCGACCGGCACGAGCAGCTGCTTGTCTTTCTTATAGGCCATCTCGAGGTTGGCCGTGTTGAGGCACCGACGCACGATGACGCGGCGCTTGGTGCCGTTGGGGCCGATGCCGTCGAACAGAACGGCCGCGTAGTTCGGCGTGAACGCCGCGAGGCCGTTGCTCGGCGTGAACACGCCCGAGACCACCGACGCCGCGAGCTCGTTGAGACTGAGCGCGAGGTTGGCCAGTGTGGCCTCGGCGAGGTTGGTCTTGACCTTTGCGACGCGCTTGGTGATGGTCTGGCCCGGCACGTCCACAATCTGGTCGGCCTGCAACTCGGCGTAGCTTTTCTCCACCGTAAGCTGCACACCATCGACGGTGGCGCCGACGTCGAGCCAGCCGACGCCGGGAGCGGTCGCGGGCCCGATGGGCTCGGTGACGCCGAACAGGCCTGTCCACATCGTGGCCGGCCCTTGGATGAGGTTGGTGGTGGTGACGCCCATTATGCGCCCTCCTCTTTCTTGGTGTCGGTGGCCTCATCGGCGTCGCCGAAAACCACACCGAGGCGGGCGAGCTCGTCGCGCTCCTCGGCAGTGACCTTGACCGGCTTGCCGTTGGGGCCGTTGAACGGCGTGGGAATTGTCCCGGCCATTTCTGCCTCCTCTGGTTGTGGGTTGGTGGCCATCTCGGCCTCGTCGGCGCTCATGCGATGTGCCACACCGCATTTACGTCGAGCGTGTATCGAGCGTATGCGCTCGGGTCATCGGGGAGCCTGCGCGGCTCGTTGTCTTTCCACACCGCTTGCATCCGCACGCCCATGTATTCGGCGCCGAGGTCGAGCGGCTTGTTGAACGTCTGGTAGTCGTTTTCCATCGCCCGAGTCACGCGCCCGAGTAGCTGCGCGGCCGCGTTCCATCGGGGGTGCCCGCCCGAGTTGAGCGGGGCGGCCCAAAAGTCGAGCGTGACGAGCGGCAGGTGATTGGGCACGTCCACGTCGGCGAGGCCGGCGCGCAGCACGTTGACGGTGATGAAGCCATCGGTTGGCAGGGTCTTGGGGAGTGCTGTAGCGACGCCTGCGTTGCCGAGGTCGGGCCCGACGTAGCGCTTAATCCATGCGACCATTACCTGCTCGTCATTGGGCACGAGGAGCCCGGTGAGCGTCATTTGATCTTCGCTCCTATCTGGCCGAGGGCCGGCCGCATGAACGGCTGAGCCTTCATCCTCGAGGTGCCCTCCTCGACGTACAGGCCATAGGTCACGTTCTCATCGGTGCCGGCATCCACGCCAGCGCGCAGCACGACGTCGCGGGGGTTGGCGTCGTCCACCTCGTAGGTGAGCGCGCGGTAGAGGGCGCCCGACCGGATCGGCACGAGGTTCTGCATGGCCTTGAGGAGCATGGGCCCGACGCGCTCATTGAATGCATCCGAGATGGAGCCGGCAATGCTGGCCTCGCTGCCGGGGGTGACGTTGAAACGCTCAGGCATAGCGCGGTCACCCCTCTCGTCAAGGTTGTCGGGCGAGCTCGTGGCCTTGTCGGCCGCTCGTTGGGGTGAGCATATCAGGCGGGGGACGCCTCGACACGCCGCAAGTCGAGCGTGGTCTCGATTGCGCCCATGATCGAGCGCACGGCCGGCGTGGTCTCGTCCACGATGTAGGTGCGGCCGCTCTTGAGGTCGTAGAGCCGTGCGCCCTGCGGGATGGCCGAGGCGTGCGCCGAGCTCACGCGGCCGGCGTACCACCGCACGGTGCGCAACTCGTCCGACTCGGGCACGTAGACCTTGCGCGTTTTCTCGAGCACCGAGGCGGGGATGCCCTTGGTGCCGGGCGGAAGAATCGGCATGGCGTCATCCACGACGTCGCCGAGGCGGTCAGTCGAGGTGCTCGTGATCACGACGAGCTCGGCGTTGGCGAGAAAGGTGCTCACCCTCGCACCTCGCTCACCCATATCTCGGCGGGGTAGTCGCTCACGCCTGCGCCGGCCGGCAGAACCGGATAGGGCGAGCCGCCACCCGTTTGGCCCGCGATGGTGTCGCGGCGCAGGCGTGAGGGCAGGAGCGTGCGCGTGCCGCGCCACGAGAGCCGCTTGAGCGCGCGCCGCGTGAGGGGCGGCAGGATGAGCGAATCGGCGTCGAGCGTGACGCTCGAGCCATCCTGAGAGAACGCCTTGGCCTGCATGCGGGTGAGGAAATCCACGTGGTCACGCATGAACGGCACGAGGTAGGCGGTGGCGGCGTCCATCCAGTAGGTGTCTCGCTTGTTGAGGAGCGGGGTGGTGTTGCCGTTGGCCGGCGTGGCAACGAAGTCGTAGACGGCGCCGGTGACGAGCTCGATGACCCGAGAGGCCCGCATGAGCTCGTCGTCATCGACGTCGGTGAGGCCGGTGCGCAACTCGGTGTCGGCGATGGTGCCCCAATGGGCGGTCGGATCGGTCATGGCTGCATCCTCTCATGCGAGCGGGGCGAGGGGCTCGCCGTTGTCGCGTTTCCCCTCGCCCCGCTAGTCGTGCTGGCCTACTTGCTGTCGGGCCCGTCGCGGTCGGCGTCGATGGCCTTGGGGTCATCGTCCACCTTTGACTCGTCCACGAACGGGTCGGCCTCGGCCACGTCGGTCTTGGTCTCGCCGACGGGCGTGCCTGCCGGCGCACCGGCTGCCGGCACGACGGGCACCGAGTAGGTGACGTCCACGTTGAATCGGTCGAATCGGGCGACGTCGGTGCGGTCGGCGGTGACGCCATCCTCGACGCGCCAGCCGTGGGCGATGGCCTCGCGCACGGTGGCGAGCTCGAACGGCTCGTCATCGAATTCCTCACCGAGGTCGGGCTCCTCGCTGTCGTCCTCGGTGCCGCGGTGCTCGATGCGGTACACGCGCACGTAGTCCTCGACGTCGGCCTTGGTGTCGATGGCCTCGCCTGCGGTTTCGGCCTCGTCGGCCTTTTCCTGCTCGGCCTCAATGTCGAGCGCCTCGGCCTCGGCCGCCTCGCCCTCGGTCTTGCCCTTTGCCTTTGCCATGATGGCGCCTTTCCGTCGTGTTGAGTCAGGGCCTACAGGGCCGGCTCACCCGAGCGAGGCCGGCCCTGTAGGGGTCGGGGTTGGGTTAGATGGTGACCCAGAGACCGGCCCACGCCTGCACGTTGCCCACGACGAAGCCGCGGCGAGCGCGCATCTTGAGCAGCGTCTCGTCGGTGAGGGCCGACGCGCCGCCCATGCCGTCGATGACGACGGACTCGGGGCCCGAGCGGACACCGCGGATGAGGAATTGCTTGTTGCCGATGAACACGAGCGGGGTGCTCGCGGTGGTCGGCACGCCGGGGGTGCCGGTGGCAACCGTGGTGATCTGGGCACCCTTGGTGAACCGGATGGGGTATCCGAACAGGGTGTCAGGGTCGCCGTTGCGGCCGTTCGCCACGAAGATGGGCTCACCCTGCGAGTCCTTGATGCCACGCAGCACCTTTTTGAAGCTCGGCGACGCGATGACGAGCCCGTTGCTCTCGTCAAAGAAATCACTGTTCTCGTAGATGCCGATGAGCGTGTTGAGCTCGTCGTAGGTGGGGGTCGCGCCGACGGCCTTGACGACGTTGGCGCTGGCCGTGTAGCCAACCGCGGCGTCTGCCGTGGTCAGTGCCCGCCAGAGCGACGTGAACGGAACGGTCGAGCCGTTCGCGGCCGCCGAGGTGCCGAGGCATGCGTTGTCGAACGTCTTGGCGAACGAGAGCGCCCACTCGTTTTTCTTGGCGTTGATGATGTCGGTGGGCGAGTCATCGATGTCCTCCTCGGCGAGGCGGAACACCTTACCGAACTTGCGCGCGGTGAGGATGACATCGTCGTTGGCCGAGCCATCCTCGCCGTAAACGCCACCCTTGGAGATGACGTCCACCTGCGTGGCGCTCGAGCGGTTGACGCTCTTGGCGTTGGTGCCCATCGGCGTGGGGGCAATCTCGGACTCGATGACCGAGGTGGCGCTGAGCGCCTGCAGAACAGCGGATTCTTTTTCCTCGGGAATCCAGAGGTCAAGTGTGGTGCGGGCCATGAGTGCCCCGTCCTTTCGATGATGTGAACATGAGAACGAACCATCGCGGCCGGGGCACTCGGGCCCTATTGGGGATGAGCATAGCGCACGCTCACGCGCGCACCACTAACGGCGTGTCGCTAGCCGCGGCCTTTCTTGAGCGCGAGCACCTGTTTTTCGGTGGCGGTGAGCGCTTTCTTGTCATCGTCGCGCTCGCGGTCACCACGGCCGCCCTTGCCGCCGATGCGGCGCGGCCGCGGTGTCTGAAAAAGCTCGGGCCAATCGCTCACGAGCTCATCGATGGCGTCATCGAGGCCGATCACGCCGTCGTCATCGAGCTCGAGCTCACCGAAGTCGATGAGTGAGGTGAGCTTGGCCACCTTGGCCGCCGACGCCCCACGGGCGACGAGAGCCGAGCGGGCCTCGGCGTTCATGACGCGCTTGTTGCCGATGCTGACGCCCTCGTTGTAGCCATCGCGCTTGGCCTTGTCCACGGCGCGGCTCAGGGCCTTTTCATCGACCTTGCCGCTCTTGTCGTCGTCGCCACCACCGTTGCGGGCCTCCTCGAGCTCTTTCTCGAGCTCGGCGAGGCGCTCCTTGGTCTTGCGACGAGCTCGTGCGTCCTCGCCGTTGGACCGCTTGAGGGCCGCGCGGGTCTTGGCCAATTCGGCCCTGAGCTCCTCGGGGGTCTTGTCGGCGTCGGGGTCATCGTCCTCATCGTCCTCGTCGTCGTCGTCCTCGTCGTCCTCGCCGTCGTCGCCACCTGCGCCCGTGCCGTCGTCGTCGCCTTTCTTGACGAGCCGGATGCCGGGGCGGGCCCAATAGGGCAGGGCCAGCTTGTGGCGGTTGTCCAATGATGCGTTGAGGTTATCCATCGCGGATGCGCTCACTTTCTCGGCCATCTCGGCCGTTCTCGGGTTTTGTGCCGGCGAGACCCGCGCCGGCCGCGGGTGCTTTTACTTGGCGGCGTTGGTACGAACGGCGATGCCGTTGAGCTTCTGCCAGACGAGCGAGCTCACCGGCATGGTTTCACTCTGCGAGGCCCAACCGATGTACTCGTAGCTCCTCACCTCGTCCATGTCCTTGAGCGGCACGAGGATCCCATCGGGGCCGATGTACCCCATGCTCGTGTCAGGTGCGCGCAGAAACTTGCCTTTCATGTCGTCCTCCTCGGGCGATGGAATTGGAGTGGAGCCGCCACCCGCGGTTGTCGTGTTGGTCGGGATGATCGGCATGCTGACCCACTGCGGGTCATTCCAGTGCCAATTCTCTGCGGCGTCGCGGATTGCGCCGGCCGCTCGGCACGCGGCTTGCGTTGCGGGGTCGGTGTCGCGGGCATCCCACGCGGCGCCGCGCATATGGTTGCGCTGGCCGTTCTCGGGGTTGCTCGCGGTCGGTGCCCACGGGCCGGTGCCGTTGAGGTACGCCTGATAAGCGTCCCAGTAGCCTTGCTGCGTGGCCTTGCTGCGCCACGCATCCACGACGATGATGTTGTGCCCGAGCCGGCGCGATGCGTCCTCGAGGATGGCCAGCGTGTGCGGCGTGAGGAAGTATTCGGGCTGCCAAGGGATTGGCACTAGCGTCTGGTCGCTCATGGGGTGATCCTAACCTCTCGCTGCGGCATCTCGTGCCACCTCGGCGCGGTATTGCGCTCGAGCGGCCGCGATGTTGAGCTTCTGCTCGTCGCCCGTCGAGGTGGCCACGAGCTCGAGGAGCTCGCTCAG